TGTTAAACTATTTATCTAAATTTAATACAAAATGTATTAAAGCGACAGGTTTAGTTAAAAAACCTTTTTCCTATTTTTGCCACGAAGGCTAAATAGGAACTTAGGAAAAACTAAATATATCTATTACTAAGACGCGAACATAGAAAAAGTATTCTCGGCCTAATGCCAAAAAGCTGTTCACTTCTAGAGACCTTCATGGTCTAAAAACCAATTGAGTTGGAGACTCAATGGTAGAATCTAAAAATTGATTGAATTGTTGATTCATCAATAAAATTTGATCTTCCGTTAAAGGAATATCGAGAGTTTGTTGGATATCAAAATATCCAGTTGTTTCACCAACCGTAGCTAGTAAAAATTTGATAAAACATAAATTTTGAAAACTATTTGGAATAAAAGTTTTATCATGTGAAAGAAAAGTTTTAAGAATATTATCATATCTATCTCTAGGTACCCTTACACCTGGAGTCATTGATAACGGAATTACTGTTCTAGAATATACATTTCTTTCAACTGCAGGTTCTAGTAATTTTGCGAAAATACTTATAGGAATATCGGGCACATTTTCACCAATCCAATTAACAACATCACGTGCTAAAACAATTAAAGCTCCAAAAGTTGGATCTAATTCTTCATTTGATAAAATTGGTTTTAAAAATTGAACAAAACGAGAGATAGGAATATTTCCTGAAAGTGATTCTGCTGGACTGTGGGAATGTTTTTCACCTATCATTTCATGAACTGTATTCATAACGTTAACACCAGCACTAATGAAACCTGATAAATTTGGTCCACCAATTGCTTTAATACCAGCTCCAGCTAAAGACAATATACTTGCTAATCCAAATGCTCTAATAGCAACTTCATCTAACATATCGCCTGGAACAGCAACATGCTCAAGATGACCAGCGATAGATGCCGGAAGTCGATTAAAGATAGTATATTGTCCAATCTCTGGACCATAAGCACCTTCTTTTGTTGGAATTATATGCGCGTGACGTTCGAATTTCTCAGCCATAGTAGAAGGACCACCAGCGCCTGACACATCAGGAGCATTTGCTAAATTAAGACTATAAAAAGTAGTTACATCAGTTGGTAATCTACCTTTATAAATTTCAGTACCGAACTTATCTTGTTCTAATTCTTCACTATCGAACGATTGAGAATCAATTACATTACCCTCATATGGAGTAATAGCAGGTGTTGGTACAATAGATTCAAATCCTGAACAATTATTAATAACTTGTGATTGATATGTGTCATTAATAACATTATAAAGATCTAAATTAATTGGTCTTGTACTTTTTGGTTTTGTTAAAACATCGAATTTGGTTTCTCCCGCTGCAACCATTATTTCAATCTGAATATCATTAACTTCAGATGTTCGATTGCAAGTAAGGACACGCCATTTAAATTCGAAAAATGCTTCGTCAGTACGTATCCATTCATTGTTATAATGCCGAGGACGTTCAAAAGGAAGGAAAGAACTAAATTTTGATATCATAATAGGAACATTTTTATTTTCGCCAAAAGCTACCAAAGTGGAGCTAGATGAATTGTTAGAATCTAAAATTTCTATAATACCGGATATTTTATAAGAACGTGTAATTTTAAATTTAATATTAAGACCAGTCATATATCCTTTACTATTGCATCCTGTAACCCATAAATTTCTTCTATATGCTTTACTAATATTTTCACCTCTAATATTTAAATCGCTAGGTTGTATCAAAACATTTCGCCAAGTGCGATCAGCAACAGGAACTGTAACCCGAGTCAGTTCAAACCATCTCGATGCTACGGCACCCTGCTGATTGTACACTTTACGGCTTGTTGGTTGTTCAATTTTGACAATTTCTTCGATTGGAACATTAGGGATTACTTGAGGAGTTTCAGTGTCATTAACAGTTTCTGTGGGCATATCACCACTTAATTCTACAGGATTAATAATTTCTTCCGACGAACAATTATTAATTATATCTGAAAGGGGAAGTGAAATTGGAGAAAACTCAATAGCTGGAAGAGCATTAGAGGGAATCGTTGGCAGAAGACCAGTACAATAAACATTCATTGTACATTGCATTACAAGTAAACTTAAAGGAGTATCGACTGTTTCTGTTGTATTATCTTCAATTGATTTAATTTTGACAGCTAAACCACTCTGTCCGGGACGAGGTTGATTAGTTAAAATTTGTGATAGATCATTACTATGAGGTAAAAACACAGCAATAGTTGGATGATCAGCAGGTCTCCAAATAAGACCTTTTGTTTCTGTTGTGTTATCAATTTCTGGAGGGAAAATTCGAAGCGTAAGTGCAGTTCCTAACGGAGCCGCTAGATGAAAAATCCAACAACTATCAGCACGGACAGTTTGATATAAATCAATTATTGTTTTTTGTTGGGGAGTTACGCGAGGTTGTAAAGTCGATGTTGTACCAACAGGTGGAATATTAATTTCACGTGATATAAATGCTGAATAAGCATTTCCAAGATTGCATTTTCCAAAAACATGATCAGGGACTTTATTTCGACGGGCTTTTCTTAAATCAAAAATACAAATTGGATCTCTCCACTGAGGAATTTTTATTGTATGTGGTGGTCCAACTTCGGATGTAATTATTTGACCTTCTACAGCTGCTTTTGTTCTTCTTTCTTCGAGTGATATAAATCCGCTACGTACACAGCGGGGCATATCATAAACTTGTATATTCATTGTAGGATTTGACATTATTGTATTCTTATTGTGTATAAAGTACTAGTGTTTCCACCAAATGTGATATTATTAGCACCTTCTTTTATTGGGTAACGTGGTCCATCTACAGTAATATTGTTACGAGAATTATCACCGGCTCCTGCAAATGTTAATGGATGAATAAATGTATTAGGTTGATTAACGAAAGCACAAAGATATTGTGTTTGAGACATAATATCTCCTGTTGGTGGTAAAATATAACTTATAGATTCCGAGCGGTTGGTATCTCTTTCACGATAAGCTGTAATTCTCATTCCTCCACGTAACGTTCTTGATATTTGACTTTGAAGATCATTAACCTGTATTTGAGCCGAAATTGCAATATTTGTAGCAGTGTTTGCACTTGATAGTGCTTGTTGAGAATTACTAAGTGCTAATGTAGATTGATTAATCGCAGTTAGTACATCAGATTGCATATTTATTATACTTGTTGTTAAATTTTGAATTTGTAACTGTGTTTGTCGATGATTTTCATCTACTGTTGTAGCTAAAGATCTTAAATTATCATCTAAAAGACTAACACGAGTTTCTAACTCATCAATTTGATTCGCCAAAGATACTACTTCCAGCTGATCTAAAGCTTCAAATAGAGTTATTTCTTCTCCAAATATTATATCTCGAATAGAGGACATAGTAAATTTTGAATTTTTGACTTATATTTGTTGCATACACAACAAACTAAATATATTTTGTTTATTTTATTTTTTATTTTATATAGCATATTTTATTTCGTATTTTTTAAGTTTGTTTTCATATGTTTCCGAAAGCACGGTGGAAGCATAAGCGGTAATTTCATTATTTCGACATTTTTTTAATTTATTGCGTACTTCATCATAATATTTCTTTCCCCATAACATAGCTTCATCCAATTGTTGTTCCATCAAATTTTTCCATATTTCCAAGTCAGATTCGGGAATCTGAGTATAGACAAATGGAGATTCAATAGATCGCTTATTAAGTGGAGCAAATGTCATACATTTGTGACTAACAAAATTACGTTTAAGGAAAACTAAATCATCAATCGAGACAAATTCTGATTCAATACCATCTTTATTACCTGGAGTAATAACATGTCCGATTTTCTCTAATTGTTCCTTAACAGTAAAATAATTGAATTTTTCTTTAATTTTATCACTAACAGAGGCAATAACATCATCACCATATGTTACGAGACTAACATTTTTTCTATATTCAACAATATCAAAACTACTATCAAATATTTCTGCAAATGCTAAAGCAAATTGTATATCGTTAACTATACATCCTATAACTGAGGTTAGATATTCACCACTTTTTAATCCATGTTTTGTTTTATAACATGTATTATAATCTAAAACATAAGTTTCAGAAGATTCTAGTTGTAGTATCTCACGAGCTTTATCCCAATCATCAGGAACATTATTATTAATAACATTTCTAATAATTTGAAAGGCTCCATCCATAACTACTCTATGAATTCTTTTATCATATTCTGCATAGTCAACATCAAAACAATTTGGATGAGCATTAATTTTATCTCTAATATTTTTCCACCTAAATGAGTGAGGATTAGATCCTATAGCATGATTGAGTTGTAAACCAGCATTAACGTATGCTTCTTTAAAATTTGAAAAAAGAGAAGAATCAGCTATTATTTTACACACTGGAATACAATGAAATATTCTAGTTTTTCCTTTTTTAACTGCACTTATCTTAATAACCGAATCTTTTAATTTTGATGAACTAATAGATAATAAACGCTGACCTCTTTTAGCTGCAATTAATTTATTTTTAACACGACGCTTTAATATTTGACCAGGTTCATTAGATTTAAAAGATATAACACCATCGTTATTATCAAGATAATCACTTTTCTTTGATAAACAATTATTATCAACATATGGAATACCTGCAGATTTGTTAAGTTCCATACTTGTACAATGTAAGTTATTAACATTTCCATTTATTCCTTCATTAATTGCATCTTCAATATCATCAGGTGTTTTTCTTATATTATTTAATTTTAAGCTATATTCTTCTGAAAGCTGTTGTATAATACTCTCTATTAAAGAATTATTTACGTCGGGCAATTTAGAACACATCACTGAATTTTGCTTTATTAACAACGATTTTCTTCCTTCAATATTAGTGGGAACTTCACATTCTATTCTACTATCATTTGGTGATAGTGGAGCAGGTTGCATTTGTTCCTCAAATTCATTAGATGTTGGGGCATATTTCCAATGTCGTAAGCTCATATCAGAAACTGGTTTATTATTACCTATGTAAACACCTATAAACTCTACATCTTCACCATTAGGCAAATCAACAGGTTTACCAGGCTGTATAAGTCTTAAAAATTCATCTGTGATAGAACCAACATTATTTATTGGAGTAAATTTCAAGTTTAAATCATCTATTGTGAGCATATTACTATAAATATACCCATCATGTTCACCCATTATCATTCCTACAAATCGAGATTCTTTTCTATTATTGGTTACAATAGGACTGCCACAATCACCACCTTTTACAATTGCTGAAGTATAACATTTTGCTCTCAATATATCATACGAAACTCTTCCATATTGTAGTGATGTGTAATCTTTTTGACCTTGATAATCAATAGTAGCACATATGTTAGTATTTGCACTCATTACTTTAATAAGAACATCACTCTTATTGACATAATTTAAATAATCTTTACAACTTAACATATATTTAATTAGACTTGGAAAAGTTCTGGTATATGACATTAAATTTTGACATTTTGACGTTAATTTATTTTCTTCTAAATATTTATAAAATTGTTGTCTATTCATTATTTGTAAAACAGAAATATCTCTAATAGAATCAATAAATACAACCTTCGCAACATTATATTCTGTTTTCATTGTTTCAGGTGTAGGCGAATATCTAACAATTTCATTTAATTCCCACACATGACCAACAGAGTATATTCTATCTTCATGACCAATCCCCCAACATAATCTTACACTTTGTGGTGTATCTAAATCAATAACACCATTAGCATTAAGCCATACTGTATGCTTACGTCGAAAGACTGATAACTTAACATGTGCATCGTCTCCTTTTTCTTCAATTTTAAGAATACTATGAATGGTATCATCAGATTTCGCACGCCTTCCTGTAATATGATCAATTTCTTGAGTTAATGATCTTATTTCACTACGATTGTATCGAACTATCTTGTCTTGGATCTTTGTTGTCAGACAAGTTAACTCCATATAAACATGATAAAATATTACACCATCACGTCTTTCATGAGACACATTACTCTTAAGTTTCCATTCATATAATTTAAGAATTTTAACAATTTCATAATATTTTTCTAATGTTGCTTGAGTATTATCATAATTATTAATACTACTAAATTTAATAACTAATGTATTTTGAGAGTTATCATTATGATATATTTTTCTTTGTTCACATGCTACTCCATCGAATTTAACAATATGAAAATCAGTAATCCACGATTCAGCAACACCGTGACTATATTTAGTTGAGGTAATTATTTCAGTTATATCTTCACCTTGAGCTCTTTCAGTCGGATCAAATGTGTCATAATCTAACTCACGAACTTCACCACAATTTGTATCAGTTGTTATCCAATGCTTTTTACCATCAGCTGCTATAATCTCACGCGAATTACCCCATTCATATTTTTCAGTAACACAATTGTGTTCATTACATCTATTTGTCATTACTGGTAATTTTGATGTTATTTTAGTACCAATATGTTTAGGTGATGATTCATATGCTGTTTCTAAAATTTGCTTATTTTGGTTAAAGAATTTCGTAATTAATTGATATAATAATAGTGATAATACTGATAATAGGGAAATTAAAATAACTTCTTCAATTACTATACGACGACGTTCTAAAAATGCACGCCAATAGCCATCCACATCTAATCCAAAATATTCTAACAATTTAAGTATTACGACAATTATTTTATTAGAAAATTTATCACTTATTTTTTTAAAGTTTTCAAACGCTTTATGAATAACATATTGAGGAGAATTTGTAATCGAAACTGTATTATGTAATACACGCCAATGTATCTGATCTTGATCACTCCAAAATGGGCGATTATTTCCCCAAACCATAACACTATTCCATCTCATAGTAGCAAAAATCATAATAGGACCAGTTGTAATAGTTTTAAGAAAATATGATGTAGCTAATTTTTGAAACCATGATATATTGCCCATATATAATTTAACAATATCTGATGTAGATGCTCGATTATTTGTGTTCTGCAAACTTGTTCTAGTTTCATTGGATTCCATAATTAAATATTGATAATTATTGAAAGGCATACCCCACCAATATATTGTACCATAACGATCACAACATCTTATTGATGGTTGAAGAGCTAATGCTTGTAAAAATTGAGTTTCTTGACCTTGTTTTATTTTCCAAGCTCCAATTTGAGAGATTAATTGAAACAATCTATCATTTCCTGCATCATTTTCGTCAGCAGAAATATAATTATTCGTAAACATTACTGGGTCTAATTTAATTTCAATATTGTCTTCAATTTTAACAAGATAATCCATCCATGATGAACCATCAGGACGATATAAATCTCTAATAGAATGAAGTCTTTCCTGTTGTAGAACACGTTCAATATCGCGATTATGATTATCCATCATGATCTTTAAATTACTAAGAGTTGGTATTGTTACATTGGGTGAACGTTGACGTTCAACCTCAACAATTCTTACAACTTCTTGTAAATCTATTGTTTGATTTTGAGATGACATTGGAAGAAGAGTAGATGGATCAGATCTCTCAATAATATCTTCTTCAATTCTGCGAATTTCGACTTTTTGTTGTTCATAAATTTCCATATTGGTAATCATTTGATTAACGATTTGTAGGACAATATTATCTATATTTTTCTCAATTCCAGGATTAAATTTATTTACTTGAGACGATCCTGCTGCTTCCACAAATTCAACCATAGTTGCAGTTTTAAATTTGATGTGATTAAAATCAGGATCATATTGTTCAGGTTCAAAAAGTTTTTCTGCTTCAATACAAATTGGAAAACGTCGTTGAAGTGCTTTTATATCAAATATTTTACTGCTTTTTTCAGGATACTGATTACATGTTTGAATAACAAGTAACGATTTAAATGGTCTTCCCTTCTGAACACTTTCAGACATATTCATACTAATAATACTTGAACCCATCCATGAGAAATACATTTCATGATCTTTATTATCTTTTGCCTGCCATGCATCATCACAATAAACAATTTCTTGACAAGAATAATTGCTATCAAATTCATCACGAGAATTATAATTCCATGTTTGCCATGAAGCAATATCAGGACCGAATAATGCTGGTCCTTTAGGATGTTTTAATAAAGCACGCTTAATTTTAGGAACTAAACACGCATTTACTAATGTAGTTTTTCCAATACCTGTAACACCTTTAATAGTAACACCGACAGGTGCAGGCCTTATTCCATTAGTATTTTTAATTGCTTCATATTGCAAAATATTTTCCTTACATTCTCTAAGAATAGCGTTAGCATCTGTAACAATTTTAGTATTATTCAATTTACTAGTTTCAATACTTCGCAAAGTGCGAGTAATATCCTCAACCTTAGCAATATAATTAGCCACGCGTCTTGAATTAGCTATATGTAATAGTGAACTTCCATTAGCTACTAACGTATTCTTAAACCAATGATGATCTAATTCAATTTTCTCAATATTCTTTGCAAAATCTTCTAACTTATCATATAATGAATTCCTAGTGAGTTGTAATTCATCAGTAACTTTAAGGATATGATTTAAAATTGTTTCAGAATTTTTAAGATTTTTTGCATAATTATTCATATAACTAGCTGTATTAACATCAAGAATATTTGCACCAGCTAATGTGGCCGCAGTAACTATAGTAGGCATTATTTTCTTAAGCTTATCAGAATCAATAGCTTTATTGTTGATAGGATTAATTGGCAACATTTCAGTAATTTTATCTCCAGATAACGTGTCAATAACTTTTGTACTAAGTGATGAAATCATTGATCGTTCAAGATTAAGAAATGATCCAATCTTTAATGTTTCTTGCATAACTTCTGTATACGTTTCGCATTTAATTGCTGTATTTACACATAAAGCTATACCGCCTTTATGATCATTCCATCCTTTAACAATATTTGCAAAAGTATTGTTGTTTATATCATTTCTCCAACCAGTGATAAAATCAGATACTGTTTCTCTGATGGGAAATACGTATCTATGTAAAAATAAATCATAAGTAAGAAAAGCAGATATAGTACATTCAAAAAATACAAACATTGAGTGTACAGGTGCATCAAGATAAGATACCATATATACATGTAGAGATGTTATCATAAACAACATTGCAAACATTTGAGTTGTATTTAAATTAGAAATTACTCGTATACTAAGATTCTTAAAACCTAACATATTGTCCATACTTAGTGGATTAATTCTTTTTATTGTGTTATTCTTATTAAATAATAAAATAAAAAAAGAAATTATAAATAATATAACTAGTGTACCACCACTTGTTATTGATTCAAAGATAGAATTAATTGTAAAATACATATTTAATTTATTTGAATAATTCCAATCAATTACTGAATTTATTGACTCCAGTTTGAAAGAACTTTACCAGATGCTATACCAAATGTTCTAGCACATGCTACCCATTCACTATATGCAGCAGGCATTCTAGTAACTGGTTCATTATTTAATCTATTTAAAAATTCCTTAGCATTACTTAAATATGGATTCTTATAAAATTTATCAATTTTAGATTTTTGCCATCTATCAAATAAGAACTTATTCATATAAAAGAATTTACGTTTATAATTCCTAAACATCTGTATATGCTCATTATCATCATAATCAATTACAATATTCTTCAATTGATCAATTTCATATTTCTTATTTACTAAAGCATTTTTATAACTAAGAGATTCTTGTACAGGTATTGTATTAACTGGTCGTAATCCAGAATTGATAATTTTCTTTTGTTTTGCAAAAGGTAATTTAACAATCGCATCCAATTTTGAATGTTTAGCCATTTTGATATGTGAATTGTCAAAATGTAAAGGACGTTTTAAAGATGGACGTTTTATTGGTTTTTCAGCTTGTGGCGATTGTTGAACAACTTGATTTTGTTGCTCAATACCACCAACATTATTTATTGGATTTGTTATCGCTATTCTTGTAAGATTACTTACTATTCCATGAAGTGGATGAAAACTAAAATCACTTTGACATGATCTACAATTAATTGAAGCCCAATAATCATTTCCATATGCATAACTAATATTTTTTGATTGACAAAAATAACAATCAGCATTTCTCATAACTAATGTAAATAATTGATTGCACATGACTTCTAACCTTGATGGAGGAGTATTAATATCTAAATCAGGCAATGGTGGTAAAGGACAAAAATTATGTTTTGCTAAATTAACACGATTTTTCTTAATCTGACGTTTACTTACTTTCTCTTCAATTTCATCAACACATGAGATAATCTTTGCACAATTTCCTTTTTCGGCTGACTCAGCATTAAATAATTTACGTTTATTACTCACTGAAGGTGGTGTAACAAATATTTCTGTATGTTCTCTTGGTGAAAACTTAGTCTTATGTAATAACGCTTTCTTTTGATTGCGTTTATTTTTTTCTTTTCTTCCATGATCAATAATATTATGAATTTCTTTTTGCGATTTTGGAATAGCTTCCAAATATTTAGTATGCTCCATTTTAATTTTATTTTGATTTTGATTTAATTTCTTTTTCGCTTTGTAATTTTTCTTGTATTATTGTCTGCATATGTTTGGATTTAAAAGTTTTTATTGACAAGGTTTTGATGGTGTTGTTAGGACCTTGACATCATACCTAACAGAACGCCAGACGACGCTACGGCTAACGGGTTCCAATCCGTTGTGTTCGATGTTTAATTGGGGAATCAGGATAGTACACAATACTACCCCACTTAATTATTAAAATTATATTTTATTTTCAAGGATGCTCACATAATATACTCTCGTGGTTTTGCACCATATCATCTTGCAAATTGGATATAGACACCAGATTCACTGGGTGGTTTAAACCATACTTATTATTCTGACCTTTTACTTTCGAAATTTCATACAGTCAGTAAGATCTATTCCAGCGCCCGGTATATGCTAAATATATAAATAAATGACACTTGCTTTAAAATATTTAATAGGAGTTATCATCTTTTTTATAATCACATATACAATTGACGGCATCTTAGAGCGGGTAACCATTATTGCACAGTCTCAGGTCCCTATTAACTTTTGCGCACTAAATTGATTGAGTTGTTATATTATAGATTCAGTATTTAAACTTAACATACATCATAGGTTTTTCTTCAATTCATTACAAAATGAATTACATCTCAGCATTTCCTAGGTGCTTCAACGTTCTAAACTAAATTTAACAAGGAAATAATATTTCTAACTCTAAGGGTAAGCTATTTAATATTTGATTGGGTATTTTTGTTTATTAAAGAATTCAACTGATTACATCAATAAAGTATTGAATATAATAAACAATTATAAAATCTATACAAATAAATTATAGTGATTGACTTTAGCATTGGTCCAACCAACAACATCAATATATAAAATAAATATACAAATAATTATAACTATTTAACTAAATAAATTTTGAGTTACTGAAAATTCTTCTTCGCAAAATTATTATTTAGCAGTTGAGTAAAATACACATACGGGAGGACCCCGCA